ATTTCAAAATTACCTTCTGAAGTTAATATTTCAAATGATGGTTCAGTAGGAACTGAATTTAGATTCAAGCACCCCATTTATTTGGAGGGAAATAAGGAATATGCAATAGTTTTATTATCACAATCTCCAGATTATTCGGTATTTATTTCGAGAGTTAATGAAACTGATTTAATTACAAATTCATTTGTATCAAATCAAGAAGATTTTGGATCCCTGTTCAAATCCCAAAATTCAACAACTTGGGAACCAAGTCAATGGGAAGATTTAAAATATCAACTTTGGAGAGCAGATTTTGTTAGATCTGGTTTTGTCAATTTCTATAATCCGAAAATCACCAATGAAACTTTAAATTATTCTAAAAAATTATTCCCAGATTCAGTTATACTAAATTCTAGAAAGATTAGAATTGGATTAGCATCATCTCTACCAAGCAATTCTGGGCTAGTAATAGGAAACACTATTTTACAATCAAATTCAAAAGGTGTTGGAAATTATGTCGGAAGTGCAGGATCTGCTTTTGGAGCACTAAATCTAATAAATTCTGGAATAGGATATACTCCATCTTCGGGAAGTCTTGCATTTTCTAACGTAAATTTAGAAACTATTACGGGAGATGGAAGAAATGCGTCAGCAACTATTTTTATAACTAACGGAAAAGTAACTTCAGCTATCATTGCCGATGGTGGAGTAGGATATAAGATAGGCGACGTTCTCGGCATTTCATCTATTGGATCAATAAGTGTTGGATCTGGAGCAAGAGTTTCTATATCAAGCATATCTTCAGTAAATGAAATAATAGTAGATAATGTCCAGGGAGACTTTATAGTTTCTGGAACACCATCGCTTCAATATAAAAATGATGTTGGTTCAACTGTCAATTTAAATATTGCAGCAAGTAATATAATTACAGTTTCTGATGGTTTGCACGTAAAAGTAAATCAAAAAAATCATGGAATGCATTCATCCCAAAATTATGTAATTATTTCTGGCGGTGAAAGTGATATAAAACCAACAAAACTATCGCAAAAGATTGTCGCTAGTACAATAACCCCTGGAGGTTCGATATATGTAGATGACTCTAGCAACTTCCAAACTTTTGAAAATGTTGGAGTAGCTTCAACAAATCCAGGTTATTTACTCATTGGCAACGAGATAATGCCATATGAATCTACTTCAAATGGAGCAATTAACGGATTAGCAGTAAAACCAGAAAAAGATTATGAAGTGGGAACTTTGGTTTATAAGTATGAATTGGGCGGAGTGTCTCTAAGAAGAATCAATAAGCAACATAATTTATCTCTTGTTGATACTTCAATTATTAAGGATCCAATAGAATTGGATTCATATCACGTTAAACTTGATATGTCTTCCGATGGAATTGATAGATCTGTAGAGACCTCTTTACCAAAACTTTATATAAATGAATCTAAATCATCAGGAGGATTAAATATTTCTGCCTCCAAAAATATACAGTTTGAATTGATTCAACCATTAATTCCAAACACTACAGTCACTGGAACATCGATAAGTGGAGTAATTAGAACTACTCAAGGAACAAGTATAAATGGCAATGAACCCTCTTTTATAGATGTTGGGTTTGAACCAGTTTCAATATATGAAAATAATTATCTAGATTCTCCAAGGATTATCTGTTCAGATGTAAATGAGGTTCAAAATTTACTTGGAGAGAAATCATTTAACTTAAGAGTTAATTTATCTTCTACTGACAGTTTGTTAAGTCCTACTATTGATGCAAGAGCATCATCAATTACTCTGGTTACAAATAGAGTCAATGATGTTATAAATGACTATGCTCAGGATAATAGAGTCAATAGTCCAATTGATGACCCAACTTCATTTAAGTACATTTCGAAAGAAGTTCAATTAGAAACTTCATCTACATCTATAAAAATTATATTAGATTCTCATTTGACTTCAAGTTCAAATATTCGTGCTTTTTATGCAATTAGCGATAATCCTAATTTCTCCCCAATATTCGTACCATTCCCCGGATATTTAAATTTAAACAAATATAAAGAAGTTATAAATTTTGAAGATAGTGATGGTCTTCCAGACGATTACATTTCACCTTCAACATTATTAACATTTAACAATGTTGATTTTAGAGAATGTACATTTACTGCAAATAATTTACCATCTTTCCGTTATTTCAGAATAAAACTAATAGGAACATCGAGTAGTCAAGTTCATGTTCCTAGAATTAAAAACCTAAGAGTTCTTGCTCTTGCATAAACTATGAAATATATTAAAGTAAAAGATAATAGTGATTTGGTAAGAGATATTACCACAAATTCCATTATTAATACAAATGCAAATGAATATCAAAGATACTTATCTATGAAAATGGATAGAGATGCTGAGAGTAAAAAATTACAGAATTTTGAAAATGAGTTGAATAATATCAAAGATGATATTAATGAAATAAAATCTCTACTAAGGAGTTTAATAAATGAATCCTGATGAAATTAAATTGGAAAATTTAAGCAAAAGTTTTGAATATTTTAAATATTCCTCAGAAATAGATTCTATAGATGATATTGACAAATTAAAAGATATTGCAAAATGTTATTATAAATTGTATTTGAAACAACAAGAAGTTGTTTCAAATCTTTCGTCTATGAATTTTTCATAAATATTTCTACGAGGTAATAAAAATGGCACAACCATCTACCAGGCAAGAATTAATAGATTATTGCAAAAGAAAACTTGGAGCCCCAGTTTTAGAAATAAATGTTGCTGATGAGCAAATTGAAGACTTGGTAGATGATGCTATACAATTTTTTCAAGAACGACATTTTGATGGTGTTTATCCCACATTCTATAAGTATAAAGTAACATCACAAGACATCGCTAGGGGAAGAGCAAGAGGTTTAAATCAAAACTCCGTAGGTATTGTTACTACTACAGTATCAACCAATATAGTAGGAACTGCTGCTACATTTTCTTATGAAGAGAATAGCAATTACTTGCAAGTTCCACCCAATGTTATAGGAGTAAATAAAATTTTCACTTTTGATGGTGCTAATACTATTACCCATAATATGTTTAGTGTTAAATATCAACTATTTTTAAATGATATTTATTATTGGGGAACTACTGAACTTTTAAGTTATGCAATGGTAAAAACGTATTTGGAAGATTTGGATTTCTTATTAAATACACAAAAACAGATAAGATTCAATAAAAGGCAAGATAGGTTGTATTTGGATATTGATTGGGGATCAGTAACAGAAAATCATTATTTTATTATAGATTGTTATTCAACTCTAGATCCAAATGATTATTCAAGGGTTTGGAATGATTCATTTATAAAACCATATTTAACTTCTTTGATCAAAAGACAATGGGGACAAAATATGATGAAATTCACTGGAGTTAAACTTCCGGGTGGAGTGGAATTAAATGGAAGACAAATGTACGATGATGCTCAAAAGGAGATTGATATTTTGATGGAGAAGATGTCAAATACTTACGAACTTCCTCCTTTAGACATGATTGGTTGATTGATTATGTTAAATCCATTTTTTCTACAAGGTTCCAAATCAGAGCAGGGTCTCATACAAGACTTAATTAATGAGCAGTTGAGAATGTATGGAATAGAAGTTTATTATCTACCAAGAAAATATATAACAGAAAAAAAGGTAATTAGAGAGGTTATTGAATCTGAATTTTCAAATGCATATCCAATAGAAGCTTACCTAGACAATTTTGAAGGTTATGGTGATAATACAACAATATTATCTAAATTTGGAATACAAGCACTTAATGAAATTAATTTAATAATTTCTAGAGAGAGATTTAAAACTTATATTTCGCCATTAATAGAGAACATACCAAATATTAAATTATCTACAAGACCTAAGGAAGGAGATTTAATTTATTTCCCTCTCGGGGATAGAATTTTTGAAATAAAATATGTCGAGCACGAAAAACCTTTTTATCAACTTCAAGGACTATATACTTATCAGTTAAAATGTGAATTGTTCCGCTACGAAGATGAAATTATTGATACTGGAATAACTGATATTGATGATAATATAAATGGAAGTATAGGAGGAGATGTATCCCCAATTGGTCCAATACAAAAACTCCAAATGATAGGGGTGGGCATAACTGCATCCGCAAGCACTGGAATAGTAAATGGGGGAATTAGATTTATAACGGTAACCAATAGAGGAGGAGGTTATACCAACATACCTGCAGTTGGAATTTCTTCTGCTCCAGCAAATGCACAATCTGCTTCTGCATTTGCTAAGATGATTGGAGGAATAGTCGTATGTAACGACAATACAAATCCATCCGCACAATCAGTACAAAGTGTTGAAATTACAAATCCAGGATATGGATATACTACAACTCCAGGTGTTAGATTTATTGGTGGCGGTGGCAGTGGAGCGACCGCAAAAGCAACTCTGGGAAATGGAATAGTAGGAATTATTACTATTACAAATTCTGGTTCAGGATATGTAAATCCACCAACAATAACTTTTACTGGCATTTCATCGGTTTCTGCAGCAGCAACAGCAGTTGTTTCCGCTGCTGGATCAATTACTTCTATTAGAATCACGAATGCCGGTCTTGGATATACACAGACACCAACAATTACTATTGGTAGTCCTTCAATTACTTCAAGTGGAAGTTTTGTATTTAACGAGATCGTAACAGGAAATCAAAGTGGAGTAACCGCCAGAGTTAAATCGTGGAATTCTATCACAAATGTTTTAGAAGTTTCTAATATAAACGGGCAATTTATACCAGGAGAAAATATAGTAGGAACTGCATCAAGTGCTTCTCATTATTTGAGAAAAGTAGAAACCCTTTCGGTTAAAGACGGATTTACAAATAATGATGAAATTGAAGATGAAGCAGATGAAATAATAGATTTTAGTGAGAGAAATCCCTTTGGAATGCCCTAAATAGAAAATAATTAATCAATTTATTAATATAGTAAGGAAAGTTAAAGTATGTTTGAATATTTTTATCACGAAATTTTAAGGAGGACAGTTATTGCATTTGGCTCTTTGTTTAATGATATTAGTATCAAGCATACTGACAACAATCAGAATGTAAAGAGTGTAATAAAAGTACCTCTTGCATATGGACCAACTCAAAAATTTCTTGCAAGATTAGAGCAATCTCCAGATTTGAACAAGCCTGTTCAAATTACTCTTCCAAGAATGTCTTTTGAATTTACAGGACTAACTTATGATTCTTCAAGAAAAGCAACAACAACTCAGACATTCACTCTGAAATCGTCTTCAAATGGGACAGAAACTAAGAAGGCATATTTACCAGTTCCATATAATATGCAATTTGAACTTAGTATTATGTCTAAATTGAATGATGATGCATTACAAATCATTGAGCAAATTTTACCATATTTTCAACCAGCATATGCAATGTCGGTAGAATTGATAGAAGATATTGGAGAAAAAAGAGATATTCCTGTAGTTTTGGAAAGCATTAGTATGCAAGATGATTATGAAGGAAACTTTCTTACAAGAAGAGTATTATTATATACTTTAAGATTTACTGTAAAAACTTATCTTTTTGGTCCAGTTTCTTCCGCAACAAAAGATATTATCAAAAAGGCAACTATTGGTTATATTGCTGGCGATACTACAACTTCTCCAACAAGAGAAGTTGTTTATTCTGCTCAACCAAGAGCAATTAAAAATTACACTGGTACCGTTTTAACTACCTTAATTAAGGACATAAGCACAGAGGATATATTAATTCAGGTTAATAATGCATCTTCTATATTACCAAATACTTATCTTGATATTGAAGGAGAAGAAGTATTTGTAAAACTTGTTTCGGGAAATACTTTGACTGTGGAAAGAGGAAGAGACGAAACAACAATTACTTCTCATCTAATTGGAGCGGAAGTAAAATCTATAACCTCATCCGATAATTTATTGATAGAAGATGGTGACGATTTTGGTTTTAGTGGTTCAAATCTATAAAATTTATGAAAATGACAAAAAAATTCGATGGTTTGAATGAAACGTTTAATACTAGCGCAGAGATTGTATCTAAAAAAATAGACAGCAATACAGAAAATATTGAAATAACCACAAATACTATTTCTGATGATATAAAAAAGGATTACATTTATACTAGAGGAAATTTATACTCTCTTATAGAAAAGGGTCAAGAAGCTATTAATGGGATCCTGGAATTGGCTCAGGAAAGTGAGATGCCGAGGGCATATGAAGTTGCTGGACAACTCATCAAAAGTGTCGCTGATGCAACGGACAAATTAATGGAACTACAAAAAAAATTAAAGGATATTGAAGAAGATAAACCAAAAGGACCAACAACAGTAAATAATGCCTTGTTTGTAGGATCTACCGCAGAATTAGCAAAATTTTTAAAACAACAATCTCAAGAAACTGTAGAGTAATAAATATAAAAAGGTACTTCTCAATTCAATGTCTAGATTGAAATCTCATAAAACAGTTGAGCAAATTGCAAAGAAACATCGTCTTGATGTTTCTTTCATACAAAAGCAACTTGATATTGGAGAACCTATTGAGCATGAACATACCCAAGATCACAATCTTGCTAGAAATATTGCCCTTCAACATCTTGACGAAATACCAGATTATTATACTCGTTTGAAAAAAATGGAAGCAGATGCCAAAAAGCATCATAGAAAATTTAAAGATGTAAAAGAAGAAAATAAATCTGGCGATAAAGGATTGCGCGATTGGTTTAATAAATCAAGCGGAAGAGATCCAAAAACCGGAAAAAAAGTTAAAGGTTGGGTTCAAATTGGTGGTCCTTTTGCTGGTGCTCCATGCGCTCGTCAAGAAGGACAAACTTCTACGCCAAAATGCGGAAGTTCTAAAATGGCAGCAAATTTATCGCCAGAAAAGGAAGAAAAAGCATTTAGAAGAAAAAACAAGCAAGATCCAAATCAACCACAGAAAAGAAACGCTGCAAAACCAACTAACGTAAGAACTGAAGAGATGGATTTACAGGAAAAGAAAAAAGAAGGCAAAAAAGACGCCTGCTATCATAAAGTAAAATCCAAATATGATGTTTGGCCAAGTGCATATGCTTCTGGAGCACTTGTCAAATGTCGCAAAGTTGGTGCAGCAAACTGGGGAACTAAATCGGAGGAAACTATGCACGAAGAGGAAAGATATTGCCCTTTATGTGATAAAAGAGAAACTAGATCTGAATGTTCTTATGGCGAAAAGGCATGGGATAAAGTTTCAGTAAAAGACGAAGAATATTCAATGGCAAGGTCAGAACTCAAAACCATCGAAGATGCAGTAAAGAGACTTAAAGCAAAAGTTGGAAAAGGTGAAGGTGATCTAGAAGCATGGGTTCAATCAAAAATCACTAAAGCAGCAGATTATATTGATACTGCAGCAGATTATATTTCAAGTGGAGAGATGGAAGAGGGAATAAGTTTTGAAGTAAATCCTAAAGATATTAGAAAATCTAAACGTTCTACAAGTATTAGAAATCTTTCTCAGCAAGGTGCAACTGAAGGAGAAAGAGAGGCGGCACAATCAAAAAGAAAAGAACCTAGAATGCCTTTGGTGAGACCTGGAGATGCTAATATTAGAAACATAAATGCCGAATACGAACCATCCATAGTAGATAAAATTTTATCAGAACTAGGAGAAAGTGGTCCATGTTGGAAAGATTATAAAAGAAAAAAAGGAACTAAAGAGTTTGATAAAGGTTCTTGCGTAAAAACAGAAAATGTTTCGATTGAAGATGCAAATGGAAACACTTTTGCCGAGGTAATTGATTTAATCAAACCAGAACCAATCAAAGGATTTAAGTCCCAAGTAAGTGAGGCAACAAGACTTCAAGCACAAACTGGAAATGTAATCGCCGTCACTCTTTCTTGGAGAGGAAAATATTATTCTCTTAAAATGTTTTTTCCTCAGATTAAAACACCAACAAGAAAAGACATCAATGATGAACTTCAAAAAGTTTATCCAGGTTCCACAGTTCTTTACCATACCATTTCAGAAATTCATCCAGGACAACCACTAATTCAAGTGAGTGGTCCTCAAGGAGGCAGTGCCGCTAAACCAGGTTCAAATATAAACTACGTCAAACCAATGGGAGAAGAAGTTGAAGTTGATGAAGATTGGCAATCAGTTAATCGTAAAGATAGAACTGATGGATTGAGTCCAGCAGCCGTTAAGGCATATCGTAAAGAAAATCCCGGATCAAAACTCCAAACTGCAGTAACTGAGAAAAATCCAACAGGAAAAAGAGCGAATCGTCGCAAATCATTCTGTAGTCGTATGTCCGGG